TGTAATAACGTCCTATTCGAAGACTCAATTACAAAGTAATAACCCAAAAGAGCGATTATTTTTTATTGATCTATTATAACCCCCCCAGTTAACATTAAAACGATACTGCAGGGTACCGCACAGGGGGCAAACAAAAAATGGAAGGCAGATTTTTTGAAAATCTAGAAATGAGGAAGTGATTATTAATGGTTCATAATTACGTTTGTAGTTGCTCAATATGTAATACACCGATTAGATTGAGATTTCAGGTGGATCATTATGATATTCCTGTGAATATACATTGTCCTGTTTGTTCAACACTAATAAGTGGAACAATAATAATCAAAAATGATGATGAACCCGTTAGTTTAGATCAGAACCAATGGTTTCAGTATCAGATAAAAAATGTTCATGAAACAAACGATAAACCTATTTTTGTTGCAGAGTTATCTGCAGAGTTTTTTCAGAGAAAACTTCGTAAAGATGATGAAATACCTGACATAACACCGTTCCTAAGGATGATGATGTTAGGTGGTGAAGAATCTGTGTTGAATCTTCAATCACTTCATAAATCATATGATGGTCTATTAATGATGAAGGATTCAATTAAAAATTTGAGTAATCTTTGGATTAATAACAAGTTTGATATTTTAATTCAGAATCTTGAAAAGGATGACCCTTATACTAGTGTCCTTAAAAGTTCAGATTATGTATATGCTGCTAAATCTATGATTGACGCTAGATTAATTCTACATCATGCAAGAAAGTACTGGTTAAGCGGATTATTAAACAAACAAACTTTTGTAGAGGCTGATAAAGTCCGCATCACCGTACATGGAAAACCGTTTCTTTATCCTGAAATTGCACGTTTCAGTAATTATCTATATGGGAAAAATATGTTTCTTGACTTTGACATCAAAATCCTGAAGTTGACTGAAGAGTATATAGATTTGTTTCCCCTTTTAATCCCAATTGTAAATAGTTATGAAATCATAGATCGTTTTGACCTTAACGAACTTGGGGTAACTACCGTATCTTATGAAAATCTAGTTGATTTCTATATGGATATGTATGAAACATATTGTGATCATTGCGATCTGATTATAGGAATGAACAATATTATGCATAGACAAAAGTTTGATTCTTTTAGTAATAGAAAAGGGTCCAATTTTGATGAAATTGTCAGTAGCGTTGGTTCAAAATATAATAAAGTAAATCAACTTGTAAATGGTTCGGAAGTATTTGGAAATACATATAAATCCGTAGTGAACAATAACATCCGTAATGCGATTGCTCATAGGACATTTAACATGGATGTAATCAATCAAAGAATCAACTTCATTGATCGAAACAAAGATAAAGAGAAAATTAACTCGTTATATTTTGTTGAATTTGGAGTCTTGTGCCTTAAACTTTTTTACCAATTGAATGTTCTTTATGAAGTGAAACATCAATTGGAAATGTTTTATCTTGTAGTATTAAAAAGAGAAAAGCAAAACTATGGTTTACCAAAGTAAAGTCACATAAGTGGCTTTTTTACTTGCTAATTATCCTCTTTAGAGTGATATATATTACTAACCATAGGAGGTAATAGGCATGTTCAAAATTGGAGATAAAATTAGAATCATCGAAATGAAAGGTGAAGAACACTATAACGGTAGAGAGGGCGTCATTGAGTATATCGACGGACTCGATCAACTACATGGAACTTGGGGAGGACTAGCAGTCATTCCAGAACAAGATATCATTGAACTAATAAACGATGATGTACAAGCGAGGTGTTGAATTTGTCAAAAATAAAAGATGTAAATATTGAGTATGAGCGACTTCGGTCGCTCTTTTCATCCGTTGATGAGACGAAAACACAGCTGGTCGATAACTTACTAGAACAAGCTGCATTCATGAAAGTAGAGCTTTTTATTCTACAAGAACAAATAAGAAAACATGGTGCAGTTCAAGTATCTAGCAAAGGTGCTCAACGGCAGACGGAAGCAGCAAAGTACTATACCAAGCTTATCAATTCATACGGAACAATCATCAAAACACTTAATTCAATTATGGGTAAGAACATCATTGATGGTGATGATGCTTTTGATGAGTTCTTGAAGAAAGCGAACATCGAATGAACTACTTAATCGAATACTATCAAAAGGTGATGTCCAATGAAATCCTTGTTGGCGAGGAGCTAAAAACAATGCTCAAACGACTAATGGATGACTTAGTTGATCCTCGTTTTGATTTTGATGAGAAGCCAGGGAATTTACGTACTGATTTTATCGAAACCTTCTGTAAGCACACCAAGTCACCATTTAATGGGCAACCATTCATTTTAGAACTTTGGGAGAAAGCACTGATTCAAACTGCCTATGGATTTAAGATGAAAGAGACAGGATTACGTAGGTTCAATGAAGTGATTTTACTTATCGCACGTAAAAATGGTAAAACAACATTTATTGCCGGTCTCGATTTAGCTGAATTCTTTCTTTCAAAAGGTGGAGTAGATATTGTATGTGCTTCAAATACGAGTGAACAAGCCAATATCCTTTTTGAAGAAATCAATAACATGAGAGAACAATCCCCTGCTCTTTCCAATGAAAAACGTAGTAAAAAGAATATATTCTTCATCTATTCTCCAAAAACTAAGAATAAAATCAAGAAATTATCAGCTCAAAGTAGAAATAAAGATGGTTATAACATTGAGGTTGGTTGTATCGATGAAGTCCATGAAATGACAGATTCCAAAGTCTATGATGCCATCAAACAAAGCCAATCTACTAAGAAAGAACCACTAATCTTTATCATCACCACTGAAGGTACAACTGTCGGTGGTTTCCTTGAAACCAAACTGGACTATTGTCGGAAGATGCTAAAAAACGAAATCAGTGATGATCGAGTACTTCCCTGGCTTTATACACAAGACTCAACGAATGAAATTTACGAAAATCCAGAAACATGGAAAAAATCAAATCCGAGTCTTGGTGTAGTTAAGACAATGGCATACCTTGAAGATGTGATGAATAAATCAAAAAATGACCACTCAACGAGAGTGACCATGTTATGTAAAGACTTTAACATCAAGCAAGTCGATCAAGGAGCGTGGCTCACATTTGCTGACCTTAATAATGAATCAAACTATTCATTAGACTTTCTAAAAGGAAGCTATGCTATCGGAGGAGTTGATTTATCCTCTACCACAGACTTAACATCAAGCATCTTGCTTATACAAAAGAAGGATGGAAAAAAATATATAATTCCACATTTCTTTATGCCATCAGAAGTACTTAAGAAACGAATGGAAGAAGACAACGTTCCCTATGACATCTGGCTAAAAAGAGGACTAATCACACTCACAGATGGAAACCAGAATGACTTCTCATTGGTGACGAAATGGTTCATCAAGATGATTCAACAATACGAAATCAGACCTCTTTGGGTTGGATTTGACCCCTGGAACTCACAGTATTGGATAAAAGAAATGGAAGATCAAGGTTTCAATATGGAAAAGGTAAGACAAGGTGTTTATTCTCTTTCTGAACCAATGAAGCAGCTTGAAGCCGACCTTAAAAACAAGATAGTCAATTACGATAACAACCCAATATTAAAGTGGTGCTTATCTAACACCCAAGCGAAAGTAGATTTAAATGGTAACATTCAACCATCGAAACTCAATTCACGATTTAAGCGAATCGATGGAACGGTTGCACTTATTATCGCTTATGCAGTTCTCAATCGTTACAAGATTGATTACGAGAATATGCTGAACTAATTCAATTACGTATTTTTTTATTTGTATGATAATATAAAATTAAGGTAAGCTATAAATTTCGTCATTGTTATCAACTATTGGGGGTCATTATTATGTATGGAATAAAAACAGGTTATTACAAAACTAACAATTCTAGTAATGATATGAGGAGTTTTTGGTACAAACCAATCAGCTATAACAAAATAAAGGTTGTTTTTAGTGATTTAAAAATAACTGATGTTATTGTTTTAAATGATGAATTATTTAGTATAGTTGACAAAACGGCATCGACTTCTCGTCTTTTTGGAAGAGAGGCGTTTGACCTAGAATTAATAAAAAAATAGAAGCACAAATTAGATACACACTTTGGAGGTGAAATGTTTGAGTATATTCACAAGAAAGAAAAAAGAAGGTTCATCGAATACCTTCCAGCTATTAAGTCAAAACAATACCTTATTCACTCCATTTGGTACTAACATTTCTAAAAGCGATGTCGTGAAGATTTGTATTGATAGAGTAGCGAGCCAGTGTGCGAAACTTAAACCAAGATACATCAAAACTGAAGCAGATAAGACAGTAACCGAAAAACAAGGTCGACTGTCTTTTTTATTGAAACACAAGCCTAATCCACTGATGACCCCTTATGATTTCATCTATAAAGTGATTA